GGGGGCAGGGGCAGGGGCAGGGGCAGGGGCAGGGGCAGGGGCAGGACGAACAGGGGCCATCGGCGCTCCGCCGGGGGTTAGCGTAACCGTAGGGCCGGGCGGGCGCCCGCGCGCAGCGAGGTTTTTAGCAGAGCGCGCACGCACCTCGTCGTCGAGTAACGGCATCGGGCCTTCGATCGCCCCGGGCGCGTAGTTCCCGCCGTTGCGCAGACCGCGGTTGGGCGGCTTGCCGTTGGTCTGCTGGATGACGCCCTCAATCATGTCGAGCGCCTGCGGGTTCTGGGCGGTCTTGGCCGGCAGGATGACCGCTTTCTCGCCGTCGGACACGTTGATCTGGTTGCCGGCTACCTTGACCGGGATGTCGTCGCTGGTGCCGGTGCCCTTGCCCTCGAACTCGAAGGTCTTGGCACCGACCACTCCGCCCGGGGCATACCCGGCGGCCTTGTCGATCTGCTTGCCACGGTTGCCAAGCAGACCGGCGATACCGCGCGGGCGCTCTTCGGTGGCAGGGGCAGGGGCAGGAGCAGGGGCAGGAGCAGGGGCCGGGGCCGGCACTGCATTGCTCACGCCAAGGCTGGAGCGGGCGCCGGACAGTTTGGCGCGCTGGGCGTCCGTGAGGCCATCGGCACCCACCACGCCGCCGTCGGCAAACATGCTGGACGGCGTGGCGCGCTCCCAGCCGCGGTTATCCGGCTGCACCGTCGGTGAGGATACCGCGGGGAGGACTGGCGATTGGAACGGCATCGCGGCAGCATTGACGGCCTGTGCCCGCAGCCCGCTCGTGAAGTCGGCTACGCTGTCGTTGTTCATCTGGCGCTTGCTCAGCCCGGTAATAGCCGGGTTGTCACCGACGGCGCCGAGGCCGGCCATGGTGCCGCGGACTGCTCCCACGGACGCAGACTGCTGGCGCTTGCTCAGGCCGCGGGAACCCATGATCGAGTCGATCTGCGCGTTACCAGTGGTCAGGGCAGACTGCTTGAGTTCCTGAGCTTGCTCTGCCCGAAACCGCTCCCGTTCAGGATCGAGGATGCCGCCGGCCGCCATGCACAAGCCGCGCTTGCCTTTTTGCTTGAAGTTCTTCTGGATGTTGTTCATTCGGGGCCTCGCAGAGTGCGTGAGAGTATATCAGAGACTTAGACGACCTGCGTCACGGTCGGGGCCGCGTCGATGGTGTCGTTGCTGTAGTTGTAGGAGACGCTGTCGCTGGTGCCGTTGCTGGTGCCGGCGGAAGCGTGGAGGCTGTTGAGCGTGGCCGCGGTCTGGGTACCGAGGTTCCGCGCCGCCTCTACTGCCGCATCGACCTGCAGTTTGATTTGCTGCATCAGCCAATCGCCGTTCTTCACGCGCGACTGCTGCTCGTACTCCGCCGCCGGCATGCGCGCCTTGAGCTTCAGGTCTTCGATGGAGATGCGCGCCCGGAACAAGTCGGTGGCCGCGCCGATGAGCTTGGCCTGCGAGTCCGTGACGGACGGGATGACTTGCATTGCCGAGGTGGGACCGACGGCAAGCGCCTTGATGAAATCGCCCGCGGCGCTGGTGACAGCCGGGAATAGCTTGAGCGCGGCCTCGACAGCGAATCGGATGTTCTCGATCTCGGTCTTGAAGCTCTCGATGGCAGCGTCACGAGAGGCTTGCGAAATACGGTCGTTGGCATCGCGTCGAAGCACGAGGATCTGATTCGTGAGCATGCCCGGCGGCATCGGGTACCCGAGGCCGGCCCACGTCTTCATGGTCTCAGCTTCTGCCCGGCTAAGCTCGCGCAGTGTGCGGCTCCGCTCGCGGTCCCAAATTTGATGCTCGACCAGCGGGTTGATGCCGGTGCCCCCGGTGGTCAGGGCGGTATGTATCCACGCCTTCGCTTCGTCAAGGTAGCTGAAGTCGTCGAACCCGTAGCGCACCATGTAGTCGCGGTACTCGCCAGACAACTGCTGGATCACCGCGGTCGACAGCTCGTAGAACTTCGCGAGGCTCGCGCCCTCGGCCTGCACCGGGATGTTTACCACCGGCTCGGTGGCGTTCGGCACGAAAGAGAACGGCGCGGCGGACATCGACGCCGGCCCGCCTTCGGCGTTGATGGCCGTCTTGAACATGGCGTCGGCTTCGGCGCCCTTGATCTTCGACATGTTCCATGCGTTCTCGAAAGCCCATGCGGTGAGCTTGCGCGGGTTGCCGTCGGTCGGCGGCGGCGTCAGCCATGCGTACGGACTGATATCTGCGGTAAGTGTGGGCATTAGATTCTCCGGCTCAAGGGTACGGCGAGGAATTCGATGCTGCTCATGTCGAAGTCTGCACCGTCGGAAAGAAGTTCAAATCGCAAGTAGTTGGCGCGCAGTCCGCGCCCGGTGTCGAACCGTTGCACCGCCCGCGTCTCGTCGTAGCTGCGGGACCGGTAGATGTAGTCCTCGCCGTTCGCTGTGATTTTCAGATACAGCGAGTTGTCGGACGACACGCCGACATAGACGTTCGTGCACCCCTTAAGCAGCGACGTACCGAAGTTGAGGTTTCCGAAATCAATCGACGCGGTGATGGGCGTGCCATCGTCGTCTGCACCGTTCAGCTTGTAGATGCCGTCTTCCTTGGCGCCGTAGTATTCGCCGCCGATCATGGCGTAGCTATTGAAACCGAAGTTCTCGTAGGCCGAGTTTGCGTTCGTGATCGCGTTCATCACCCACGTCTCGCTATCCCCAAAGAAAGTCGGTACGGCGAAGCCTACGGCCACCGTGGTGAACATCAGCGTGACGTAATGCGGAACGGCACCCAGCGTGTCAGATATCCACAGGGCCGACTTGACGTCGCCGCTGAGCAAAGTGTTGATGAGGAAGGTCGGGTTCACCTGCGTACGCGTGAACATGCCGGCTTCCCCGTCTACACGGACGAACCACGGATCGGCGGCCAGCACCGTGTTAAGTGCCCACGCTTGGCCGTTACCCTCGTAGGCAGACGCAAACGTGGTGAACATTGCCGTCTCGACGGTAATCTCCCCGTAGTTCCGCGCGCCCATGGACGGGTCTTGCGGCATTTCCAACCGCTCGATGACCTGCACGAACCCGTTACCGACCATCGACGCGCTGATACCGCCGGCGCTCTGCAACCGCGGCATGACGACATGGCCGTATCGGTACGGGCGATGTCCGGTGCTCAGTGAAGAGAACGGCAGCGCTACTTGCTCGATCTGGCCGACCCCGCCGGATTGACCGGAACCGGTCGACAACACGTAGGCGGTCGCGCTGTCGCCGAACGCGAAGCCGGTCTGCAGCCAGCCGGAATCTGCCGTCACCGTCATCGGCAGCATCGACACGACGGCTTCCCCGTAGGCATGATCCGCGCCGGCCGCGTCTGCCGGCAGCATGCTGGCGTGCGAGTACGGGGCGAAGTGGGCAGAGATCGTCATCGGCAGGAAGGAGACCTTCGCGCTCGCATAGTCGCCGTCGGCGGCGTAGGACGTGGCCGGCAGCATGCTTACTGTGCCGCCGGAAGCGATGACGACCTTCGCGGCATGTATCATGTCGCCCGCGGCGTACGCCACGACTGAGAGGTGCGCCGGGACGTCGATCACCCCTTCGACGACGTGAAAAACTTCAGTGAGGAACTCCCCGGAGCCATATGGATACTCCCGGTACGCGGACAGTATCGTGGCCCCGTCGAATTGTGCGATGCGGAACACGTCGTCCGGGCCGACGCGCTCTGGGTCGGTGATGCGCTCGGCCGCTGCATATACGCTGAAGTACCCCTTCGAGAAACGGAAGGAGTTCGGTAGCTTCGAGTACGTCGTGCCCGGGGTGTTCGGCGCGAGGCCGGCGAAGATGTCGATGGACGACACAGGCCCGCGGAACTCGACGTACCCGTTCTTCAGGATGGCGCCGATGCTTCGCGCGCCGGCGTTCCAGCCGATGTTGTAGTCGTACAGGATTTGACCGGCCACTGCTGGCACGGCCGGGGTCGGCGGGATGTATGGTTGCGCCGGCAGGTACGTGATGGTCGATTTCTTTTCGTCGACCCAGCCGCCGGTACCGGGTATTGGAATCATATACCCGACGATCATCTTCTGGTCGCTGCCGTACGATACAGCTTCCTGCCCGTAATTCCCGGTGCCCGCGTACACGGGTATCGACCCTGCTGGCAACTTGACGCTGCCGCCAACGGTCCCGCTGCCGCCCGGTTGGTACGCGTTACCGGCGGCGTAGGTGTCGTTCGCCGGCTGCTGCGTCTGCCCGGCCACCGAGGCGTTGTACGACGCCGTGACTTGGTCATTGTACGCCGTGGCCATCGCCGCGCGCTGTGCAAGCAGCGCGTTGTACTGCGCTATGTACGGCGGGTAGTACGTGTCTTCCCATGCGTTCATCAGGCGGTTGTATTCCGCCAGATCGCGCGTGCCCCATGCCGTTATCGGGTCAGGGTGTGATCCGACCCACGACGCAACGCAGGCGTCGCGAGTGGCGTAGGCGGCTAGCTGTTGCTGGTACAACGGACGAGGGTACGACGCGCGGTACGCCGCTTCTGCTTGCGCACGGGAGGCGAGGTAGCCCGGTTCGTTGGCCCGCCACGGCTGGTATGTTGAGACTGTCCATTGGTAGACCGCCGCCTCGTACGCTGCTGTTTCGGCGGCAAGGGCCGTCTGATCAGGCTTCGGGGCGGCGTTCCAGCACGCGACTTGCGCATCGCCTTTCGCTACTTGCCAGTTCGTAATGTCCGGCGCGAGGGCGGCTTGCTCTTCCACCGTTGTTACAGTGAGGTGGCTGATCGACGCACGGTATGCTTCACGAGCAGCGGAGTATGCCGCTGTCAGCTGCGACATCTGCGTGTCGAGCGCGTCGATCTGGGCTAGAGTGGCCATCAGAACTTACCTGCCAGTGCGTCGGCGATCGAGACGTACTTGTAGCTCGGGGCGCCTTTGAAGGTGCGCACGATCTCGGTCGTGACAACGGTGCGCGCAGGCAAGTACGGCTGCCCCGGATAGGCGGGCACACCGGGGGAGCCGGGGGAGTATTCCTTCCGTGTCGCTTTCTTTACGCCGTAATTTTGTGCCATGCCCTACTCCTTATTGCGCGATTTTACCACCACTCTGGCGCGCTCTGACGGGTGTCGTTGGCCCATGGGGCAATGTAGTTTATGAAGCCCGGGTCTTTGCGGGTACCCAGTTTTATAATCTGGAGGAAGTCCTGATACACGTCGATCAGCGCTGCCTTGGCCAGTCGCCCGCCACGGGCAAAGGACACGAAGTCATCAGTCTTGAATATGCGTCGGTCCCCGTCCTCCATGACTTGGCAAACAGCCACGAATTTGCCGGGCACTCCGCCGACTACCTCTTCTATTCGACGTACGATCTGCGTTGTCTGCGGTACGTACCCGGCCGGGAAATACACGGCGGTATAGGTAGCCCCGCGATCGAATGTGACGTAGGCTTCCTCGATCAAAGGGTAGATCGTCGGAGAGGAATACGACGTGTCGGAAATGAACTCCACGAGCCATGAGTCCTTCCCTAGCATGCTCACCGTCGAGTAGTACGTCCGCGAGGCGGTGCTGAATTGTCGATGTATCGTGTTGCTGACGGTTCCCGTATTCACGTTCAGGAGGCTTATCGACAGGCCGACGGTCGTTGACCCTTCGGAACATGGATACGGGCCGGTGCTGTAGACGAGATGATCAGAGTCCACGGGATCGACCTCTGTGAGAGAGCCGCGGGTGCGGATTCGCATCTTGTATGTCATCTGCGATAGCCACCCCATCCGGATGGCTTGCGGGTCGGTCGTGTCGGGATGCGCAGCCGCCCAATCGGTCTCCGTCGCCCAATACGTCGCGTTGTGCGGTACTTCGTTCGGGAAGGCCGCCGCGAGGTTGTTTGCGGCCTTCGTCCATGGCCCGCCGAGGGGTTGCCCATAGAATACCGACGGATACTCGTTCGGGTGCTCACAGGCGATCAGTACCATCTTGTTCGGCGTCAACGCGCACATCCGGACCATACCAACATCGGAATGCGCCATGAGCGTCGGGGAGGCCAGTTCGTACTCGCTCCACCCGCCGTCAGCTTTGATCGTCGCCTTGAGCAGCAAGTAATTCCGCTGCACCGCGCCGTCCATGTACGCCCAGTTCTCGCTCCGGATGTGACACTCCGCCCCGTTGATGTGGTACATCTCGTTGGCGAAGATCGGCGTCGTGAAGCCGATGCTGAATTCAATCGAGTACGCCCATGCGGTCACGTGATACTGATGCGTCACGCTGCGCCCGAATCTCCCGAGCAACTGCCTATCGAGTTCGGCAAACGGCGGGGAGAACGGCTCCGTCGTGAAGAAGTAGCCCTTGCCCTTGCTGTCCGGAACGGGCACCGGAGAGGACGACGTCCAGCCGGCGGTCGCGCTCGTGGCTGTCAGACGGCGACGAAAGGAACGACGCGGGTCGGCCCCGCTTACTACGTGGACTTTGTCGTCGAGGAACGGCGACGACAGGCTTACCCAGCTGTCTTCTGTCTCTTCTTTCTTGTTGCCCTCTAGCACGACCTCATGGAAGTCCCCTGCGACATTCGCGCGGAACCCCGGGCCAGAGTGCGTCCTGTACGGCAAGTCCTTGCTTAGCTCGTTCCCGCGATCTGCTGCCTCCCCTACCGCCGACGGACCCTGCCAAAGTTTCGGCGGGAGCGCCATCAGAACACCGACATGCCTTCTGGCGGAACCTCTAGCCCATCCTGCAGTTCGTTCATGGCGAGCATGTCGGTGAAGAACTCCGGACGGGCGTAACGGAATCCAGTGACTTCGGCATAGATCACGAGGAAACCATCGCCCTCGGCGGGCGGCGCCCACAGGGCGTGCATGCCGCTGTTGTCGAAATAGAGCGCCATTATTCGCCGGCCGGTTCTTCGATGTACACGGTCGCCCTGCTTGTCACGTTGGTGAGGTACCCGCCGTTAAACGTCATTGTGTCAGTTACAGGTATGGAGTACAGCATCACCCCGCCGGAGAAGCGGAAGGCCGTCAAGTAGGTGTTGCCTTCGTCCTTGCTGATAATGGTCGTGCCCTCCTTATCAGTCGCGCATTGCAGATACGCATATTCTTCCATCGTAGTAAACAACGGGGTATAGACGCCGGTATTGATGTTGTACACACCATGCGTAAAAGGCGCATGACCCGCGGTGTTTTGGCGGTAAGGTATGCACAACGGGTCAACCACGTCGACCCAGTTCCATAGGCGGATGTCCGCCGGCACGTCGATGAAGCTGTAATTGTCGCCGGTTGCGTCGTAGAAAGCGAGCGTATCTGAGTCGCCGTTCCACCAGCAGAAACCCGAGCCATCCGCGAAGATGCTGATGTACTGCGTGCTTGTCGTGTACAAGAGCAGAGTAAGCTCTGTGCTTCCGTACTGCCACAGGTACACTCTCTGATCCGTCTTGAACATCACGCTGTTGTCCGGGCGCACGACGAAGCTGGAGTGGACCCCGTCGTCGGGGGTCGGGATAACCACATCAAACTCAAAGCCGCCACTCTTGTCGAGTACGGACAGGAACACCGCGCTGTACCCCCATGGGTAATACGCACCGGTGTAGACGAGCAGCTTCCCGTTATTCAGCGGCGCTGCAAACAGGATCTCGCTATCCGGTCCCGGCGCTCCCGGCACGGCCAGAACAGCGACGACTTCCCTCAGTGCAAAGTCGCCGCCCTCGGGAACCATCGCTATCTCGATATCGGAGGGGCCGGCAGGTGAGATCGCTAGGACCGCCATGTCTTACAGCGTCGGAAGAGCGACGGAGTAATAGTCGATCGTCTGCGGGGCGCCGTTCGTAAGTGTGGTGTTGCTCAAGTTCAGCTCCGCACCGGCAACACCGACCGTGCCTTGGAGGCGCGGCAGGCTGGTCGAGGCACCGCCGGCATCCGCGGAGTCTTGGTGGCGGTACCACGTGGCAATGCCAGAGGCGGAGTTCGTACCGCCCCACGCCTGCGCAATCGACTTGGCCAAGATACCCCCGGCAGCGGCCTCGTATTCGAGGTCGGCAGCAGCCGGGCCGGTAATGGTGCAAAGCAATTGAGCGTTGCCCGGAACCGCCGCGTCGGCGGTAGCCGGCTCGCTGGAGTTGGCATCGGTCGAGCCGTAAATATTGATGACGCTGGTTCCGAGTTGAACAGCGAGGCTGTCGCCGTCGAGCATACCGTTGCGCAGGCCAGTGGAAAGTTTGAGTGACATATGGACTCCTTGGGGTTACATGGAAACGAGCGAGAAACCAGCGGTCACGCGCAAGGTCGACGTCGGATCGACCGACTTCGGGGTGGAAAAACGGACAGCAGACAACAGGATGCCAGAGGTGCTTCCGCGGGCCGCTGACGAGCTGATGAAGCCGCCGTAAAAAACTGTCTCTTCGGTCGCTTCGAACTCCGCCGGGTTCAGCGAATTGTCGATCGTGCCGAGGCTGACGGTACCGGGTGTGAAAGCGAGGCGTGTCGTGCCGGCGTAAGCGACCGACTCGCCGGCCAGCGCCGGGAACGTCGCGGCGTCGTCACTGGCCACCGGCGAGTACGGGTTCTCGTAGACCCCGACATACCACTGCGTCGTCGGTGAGTTGCCGAGCAACAGCACGCCGAGTAGGTGGTCCATGCCTTGTGTCGGCATGAGGTTGTGCACCGTCTCGCTGTCGGTCACGACTCCGTTCTTGTCGACGACCTCGATCGTGTACTCGAAGCCTACTCGTAGGGTGTCTTTCATAGCTGAGTTTCCTTCCTGATTACTTCGGCGTCGATCCATGCGCGAGCCGCTGTTACGGTTTGACGCGGGTCGAAGGATGTGGCGACGAATTGCTTTTCGCCGTCCTCTTCCCGCATGAGAGAGGCTCCGTACATCGCGGGCGAGACCGCAACACGTTCTTCCTGCATGTTTTCTACTGTACCTGTTTGATCTCCGCGCACCAACCCACGCGTGGACATCCACCAGACTTCTTCGGAGTCTCGGCGCACGTTACCGGTGCCGCCGACCGCCTTGTACGGCAGGACCGGGGTCAGCTTCATGTCGTCGGTGCTCAGCCAGTATGTCTTGTCCGCCGAGATATACAGCCCGTTGACGCACGGCTCAACCAGCGTGATCGGTTCGGGGAACGGTATGCAATTCTCCGCGAGGTCACACAACTCAAGCCCGTACGGCTCGGAGAAGAACAATAGAGCGCCGGCCGCCGAGTACAGCTTGCCGCGGTGATAGCGCACGATCTGCCCGGCCGGCAGCGGGGCAGTCATCATCGCGACCGGGCGGGCGCCTTCTGCCGGCAGCGCGGTTATGACCTGACCGGAGTAGCCCGGAAGATTCGTCTCGAAGAGCTGGTCGCCGTTCGGCGCCGTCATATACAAGATGGTGTCGGCGGCGGGGCGTTCGGCGGCATAGTCGATGCTGATGCCGCCGCCTATCGGAAGTTCAATACGTGCGGTCAACGACACACCGCTGTCGCGCCCGGAAGCGTCCCGGTACGACACCGCCACCTGATACACGCCCGGTGGCAAGCCTCCGCCGATAGCGGACACACGCGGTTCGTCTGGCGACGGCAAGCCGACCGGCAGCACGCTGTCGCGATCGATGCGCAGGAATTCGCGCCCGTTCGAAGCGTAGATTGCCAACGGCGCGCGTGTGTACGAGAACTGCAAATTCTGCGTGACGGTATAAATGGCATTCCTGACTATCGTGCCGTCTTCTTCCTTATGGAGAGAACACAGGTGGTTCTCTTCGACCACGAGACCGATGTCATCGAACCCGACGAGGGAATGCGTGCTCGTCCCGACGACAACCGGGGCGAAGCCTTTGCGGCGGCGAAAAGTCCCGGCCGCCGTGAAGTCGCCATTTACCGCTGACCGGACGAAATCCCCCTCCCGCGCCACGTGCAGCTTCTCTGCCGGTAGGCGGTTATTCATTCCGAGAAAGGGACCGAGCGTGACTGGTTTCATAGACGTGGCGAATAAGAGTGCGTCAGAGTATATCAGACTTTGTTGGTACGGTAATCCCTCGGCGCAAGGCGGCGACCGCAACGGCCTTGGGTTTATCCGTGACCACCGTGATGTTGGCATGGCCTGTGAGCACGTCGGCGATTTGCGGCGCGGCGAACACCTCGATGCGCCGGTCTTCGCCGAGTGCGACATACGCGCGGGCTATTTTGAGCAGCACGCTGACAAACACGTCGTTGGTGCCGACGTGCCCGAAGCCGAACGCGAGGATCTCTGCTAGGGCCTCTGCGACTTCGGCGATCTCGACTTCCGTCGAGAAGAACCCGTCGCCGGCATCTGCTGCCGTCGCCGCCGCGGTACCGGACACGACGAACACCGCGCCAGCTGTCGTGAGGTCGATGGCGTAGGCGGCTTCGTTCTGTGCTGCTGCAAAGACGACTGAGCCGCCCTGCACGACCGTTGCGCTGCCGCCGGCTATGCCTTCCGCAATCTGTGCCCGCGCGGCGTCCTGCGTGGCCGTAGCCGGAGCCGCACTCGCTATCGTCGCCACCAGTGTCAGGGTCGCGCCGGCTGTTGCCGCCGCTGTTGCGCCTTCCGTCATTGCCGCCTGCGTCACCCACGTGAAAGACGGGGTCTCCGAAGCAGCCGCGGCTTCGGTCTGACCCGCTGTGATCGTTACCGTGGCGACCTGCGAGTCCGTCGCCGTGACGGCTTCCTCGACCCCGGCAGTGTTCGCGTTCGTGACCCCGGCATTCGGGCTGTCGGCGGCCGTGGCCGGCTCAGTCGCACCGGTCGAGAAGATCGCGTTTACCGCCTGCGTGGCGATAGCGCTCGCCGCTGCCGTATCCATGACAACGAAGATGGCCGTCGCGACGGCAGCGTCGGCAGCGCTCGCGGCGTTGTTTATGGCAACCGGTATGGTCGAGGCCGCCGAGGACGCCTCAGAGGCCGCCGCTGCATCCATCTGCGACACGCTGACCACTGCTACCGCTGCCTGTACCGCCGTCGCCGCTGCCGCTGCGGGGGCGTCGACGGGCATGGTGGCGGTCGCGGTGACGGCGTCGTCGGCGGCTGCCGTTGCAGCGCCGGTGGCCCAGACAACAAAAGCGGCAGTCGGTGCGTCGGAAGCTGTCGCAAGCCCTGTGGCGGCGACGACAGCAGTAGTCGCAGCGGACGCGGTATCGTTTGGGGCACCGGTCTCGTTGATGGCGGAGGGAAAGACCCCGGTCGCCGAGGCGGAGTCAGTGGCGACACCGTTCTCTGTAATCACGCTCGTCGTGTCGTAGTTCCCGCCACTCGCCTCCGTGGCGGTTCCTGCCTCTGTCACCCCAGCGACGAACGTGGCGACAGCCGCCTGCGCCTCGGTAGCGACGCCGACAGCGACGCTGACAGTGACGAATGCGACGGCGCATGTTGCGTCCTCGGAAGCCGTCGCCGTCTCCGTTGTGCTTGCCGTGGTCGTGTATGTGCCGGATGCGCTTTCGCCGCCGGCAGTTGCTTCCGTAACGCTTGAAGTAAATAGCATACCGGCGTTTTGTGCCGCCGTCGCTGCCGCCGACTCGACCTGCGCTACTGTCTGCGTGAGCGTTGTAACCGACGCATCGGCGGCTGTGCCGTCGGCGGTTGCCGCAGCAGCGGCGAGCATGGCACTGCTTACCGCTTCAGAGGCCGCCGCCGCCGCGGGCGCTGCAACGGCATAGATTACGACGGCACCGCAAGCATCGGCGGCGGTACACACTTCGACAATCGCTACGTCATGGGTCGTCGGGCCGCCGCCCGCTGCCGCCGGAACCTCCAGTTCGGCCCAATAGACGCGCCACTCCGCGATGGTTGCGCCGAAGAAGTCGTCCAGCAGCAGGGTGCCGGCCTGTTCGGAGTCCCATACGTCAGCCCCGCCCCGCAGGTTGCGCTGGATGTCCGCCTGCGGGAAGTTGACGGACATGGCTTACCCGTGGGCCAGCTTGCCCTGCCCGCGCACCGTGCCAGTCGACGTGGTGGTGCAGCACATCAGCATCATCAGGCATGAGTCGTTAGGCACCGCAGGGAGGCCGAGCGCGGCCCAATCCTGAGTCTCCGTCTTGTTCGCCAGCGGCATCGGCGCGGACGTTCTCGGGCGTGTGGCGGTGATGCCGAAGTTACCCGCGGTGCCGGTGGTGGCCGAGAGCGTGACGCCGGTCACTGCCTTGATGAATTTTCCGGCGACCGCTGAAACCAGCGGATATAGGCGGCCGACGCGCGGTGTCGCGCCGAGGGCGATGGCTGCGAGGTTTCCCGTCGAGTCGTCGTTGTAGGTAACGGCGACGGTCGCGTTGACGCCGGTCGAGCCGAGCGCGGTGTAGATTTCAAGCCACCACTGCACGTCGGAGTAGTTGGCATCGCCGCGCCGATCCGCGCCGGGGTTGCTCGTTACCAGACTGAGCGCACCCTGCGAGGTCGTCACCGTGCCCGACAGTCCGCTCATGTGCGCCAGCCTGTCGTGGATTTCGAGATTCGTCGCGTTGTTGCTCGCCTGCGTCGCCAGCCAAGCGATGTAACTGGTCGCCGGGGTCGTCTGGTTCGTGAAGCCGAACGCGCCGGTCGTCGCCTTGGTCGGGACGGCGGCTGCGCCCGGCGCCGATCCGGCACCGGGAACGCCGGCCGATGTCCAAAGGCTGAAGAACTGGCCGGCGACGGCGTTGGCAAGCGATGCCTTGTCGATGACAAGGCGGGATGAATTGTTTGCCAGCGCGTCGATAAGCTGGTCGCGTGTGGTGATAGTCATGTCGTGGCCTCGAATTGGAGTTTGAGCGCGGTGTAGTCGGTGATGCTGTCGGCTTCGCCGCCAGAGAGCGTCTGCTCGTAGGTGGTCAGGCTGGCCGGGGCCGGGTCGTGCGTCCAGCTGGCGATCGTCGTCGTGCCCTGGCGCAGGCGCACCGTGATTCCGCCGGATGTGGCCGAGATGCGGTAGCGCACGACATGGCCGGTGCTGCTGGCCGGATCGCTCAGGCTGCCGAGGGCGACTTCGCAGGTGCTGGCGGCGGTGGTGCTGATGTAGTCGCCGTCATCGGCGGCGGCCTCGTCGAGCATGGCGTAGAGGTCGGAGCCGGTCGAGGCGGTCCAGGTGCCGGCGGAAACGTCGGCGGACGGTGCGGCCAGCTGCGGCGGCGGCGCGCTGTCGACCAGCTTGACGGCCCACAGCTTCTCGCCGAGCGAGTTGAGGAGGAAGGCGCACTTGTATTTCGTCGAATACTGGAAGCGGCCATAGGTGCCATTCGCTTGTGCCGACGACGGCGTGCCCGACAGGGTGAGCGTCGAGCTAACCCAAGTGTTCGTGTTCCAGCCGGTTACCGGTGGCGTGATGACTGTCAGGTTGGCGCCGCCGTTCCAGCACAAAATACGGTCGCCGTCCGGATCGTAGGCGACGCCGTGTCTCCCGCGCAATACCGTATTGTCCTGTGGTGCCTTGATGAAGTCTGTCGGGTTGTCCGGGTCGAAGTACAGCACATAGGCGTTGCCGTAGGCGCTGCTGGCCTGCGAACCGAGAAATACCACGAAGATGTCACGGGTCGAGTCGTAGACCATCTTCGAGTATTCTCCGATCGCATCGGTCCACGTGTCGAAGTGGTTGGTGTAGGCGCCCGTCGTCAGGTCGATGCTCTGCAGATAGCGGTGTGCGAAGTACCAGACCTTGTTGCGCCCCGGGTCGTAACACGCGCTGCCGTAGGATGCCTCGGCGCAATCGAGCGGCGTCGCGGTGACCCAGTCGTTCGTCGTGTCGGAGAAGCGGTAGCCGTAACCCGTGTTGGAACCCGCCCACTGAAACCCGCCCGGTGCCAGCACAAGGTCGCCGGCCGGGGTCGCGCAAAGCAGGTTGTAGTTATGGACTGCGTGCGGCCGGCCATCGGGCAGCAGCGAGTCGTCCGCGCCATTGGCCGTGAAGGTCGCGTTCGGCTCCTGAATCGACCCGGAGGGGTAGCCGCGGCGCGCCCACGCCGGATCGTTGGCTTCGAGGTCGACCGAATACATCTCGTTGCCGTAGTAGCTGGAGTGTCCGCCACCGCCCGCCCAGAAAATACCGTTGGTGTCGTCGAGCGCGCCGCCGTTCCAGTGATTCGCTACGTCTGTCAGGTCGTAGCCGTTTCGCCACGGAGCCGCGCTCGGGTAATTCGGATTGATCGCCGCGTCGTCGTTCGGGTCGACGTCGTTCGCCGTGTTGCTGCCGATTTGCGCCCACGTGTTGAGCGAGAGAGCAGTCAGCCAATCAAGCGCCATTACATAGCCTCGATCTCGTCTTCCTTGAAGTAACGGGATTCCTCGACGCCGTCACCATCGGTATCTGGCCAAACCACCTTGAACAGGCGGTCGCCTTCGACCGGGCAGATGCCTACTTCGGCGACCACCCCGATGATCGGGGCGGGCATGATTTGACGAACGGTGTCGCCGGCTTTGAAAAGGGACTTGGACATGCAGTTCTCCTTACAGGGATGCGGTGTAGCTGACGTTGAGTGTGTCGCCGTTGGCTACCGTCTTCGAGCCGCCTGTGAAGGCGCCGGCGGAGTACAGGACACCAGCCGTCGAGTCGATGGTATTGACCGCGCCCGCGCCGAACACGAGGAAGCAGCCGCCGACGGTGCCGGCAGAAGTAATGGCGAAGGACAGGGCGGCCGACAGCGCTTTGGCGCCGGCGGACGCGGCCGACCACGCGGCAGTCTTGCGTGTGCCAGAGTACGTCGGGGCGTTGGCATTACCGACTTCCAACCAGCCGGCGTGGGAAGCCATCGTGTCACCGATGGCTGCAGCGGATGCGTTGGTGTTGATCAGGCCGATGTACGGGCCGACGACGGTGTAGGCGGAGCCGGCAAGGAAGGTGTCCAGCGCGAGGTTCTTGCCGACGGTCGTGACAAGGTTGTCAATGGTGTCGGACCACTTCAGGACGCCGTCTTTGTCGAAGCACTCGACGGTGTAGTGGCCGTGCGCCTCTGCGGCCTCACGGATGCCGACGTTGGCGCTGACGGATACGCTGCCCGCGTCGAGGGCGTTGAGTTTTTCGCTGTGCTGCATAGTGCTTCTCCTAAGTTGTGGTTGCTTCCTTGGACACGGTCACTGCGCCGTACAGCAGCTTCGTAACCACACCAGAGGGGCTTTCAATCTCCAAGTCGTAGACGCCCTTACTGAAGGTCAGCGCGGCGGATTCGACTGCGGAAATGGTTAGGGTGAGGGTGCCATCCGTCGTGTTAACGGTGATACGCCCGTTGAGGGTGTCGAGGCGGAACAGCTCCGTACCGTCCAGCTTGTCCGTAATGGACATGCGGGCGATGTATCCGGTCAGGTCGAGCGGCGTGTTGTACTGGAGGATTCCGCCACTGATGTACGGGCGGAAGCCGGCCGCGTTGATCGCGTTGATCTCGATCGTGTTCGGGTCGATGACGGTGCAGGGTCGACGGTCGCTTTCGCGGACCTCGTTGGCCACCGCGTTCGCCTCGGTCATCCCCTTCATGTTGGTGATGGCGACCTTCCGGCCGCTGACCAGCCCGTGCCCCGGGACCGTCAGACGCAACGGGGCCGTCTGCAAGGCGGCAGTGATCGCCTTGTAGATTATCGGCGGCGCTTCCGGCAGTACGACCAGAGAAAAGGTCGAACCGCGGACGATCGTCAGGTCAAGGGCTTTGGTCATTATTTCTTAAACAGTCCTGTCGAGTTGGCGAGCGCGACGAAAGATGTAATGGCCGTTTGCAGCGGTCCCCACAGCGTCTCGAAGCTGAGCACTTTGTCCGTGGCAGCGCCATAAGCCGCCTCGACCGTGGCGCGCACGGCGGCGAGTTTGGCCGCACCTTGCCCCTTCATCGGGAATGCCGCTTCGACCGCTTTGATGGCGTCGATCAGCACGGGTAGAAGCAGCAGTACGGCTTTGATGATGGCGATGTAGTTCATGGTGTTCTCCTAAAAGGGGCAATTAACCGCGATTCCCGGTGTCAAATACGTCAGCATCGAGCTGTCGGTCAGCAGCTCGGCGGGATGGTTGAGCAACTCCTGTCCCTCCGGAGTTATCTCCGCCGTCGGAAACACGACGCACACCCACTTTGGTTGTGCTGACAGCAGTTGCAGACCCGTTGAACACGCAGTAGACGACAGCAGCGCCAGACAGCAGGCCAAGCAGCTGATCGTCCGTGAGACCGAAGTCGAGGCCGAACATGCGGGCCGTGGCGAGCGCGAAAGTGACGAGACCGCCCCATTTGTTGAGGAGCAGCTGCGCTTCTTTCCATGCAGTTGCATTGGCAATCTCCTTGCCCGGCTTCAGTGCTTCGAGAAAGTTAGTGACGATCATTCGACCTCCAGCCAAGTCTCAATGCCCAGTTCTGCGGCGTCATCGATTGAGTTGATAATCTGCGTCACCGTCGATGCGCTCTTGGCGACGCCGGTGGCCGTCTTGATCTGGCCAACGAGGATGCAGCCGTGCGAATCTTCGGCGGTGTTGCCGCCGTGGATGCGGATGCCGGTGAAGCCCGGCACATGCAAGACTTCCGGCAAGATGCGGCCGAAGCGCGGCGACTCGGAGGTGATCAGGCGGTACTTGCCGCGCGGAATCGCCGTCTTACCGAAGACCTTTGTGCTGTTTTCGTGCCCCGGCACATTCTCGAGAAAGCGATCCTCATCTTCGCAGGTATGGCAGAAGGCATGCCCCTCGAAGTGCATGCGCCCGGGGGTGAAGTTCTCACGGCCGTCGCGCTGAACGACTGCGCCACGAATGAGTTTGAAAGTCTGTTTCATTGCGCGTCATCCATCATTTTTCCGAACTTCTGTTCCGCCGTCCGTTCGAGCAGGAACAACAGGCGGGTCGCCATGTGCCCTGACACACCAGAGGCGGCGGCGCACAAGCCGGCCGGATGGTCATATGAGGCGAGGAACATGAATACCCACAATCCGACGATACCGCTGGTGAATACCTCGCCGACAAGCTCGAGGAGGTTGAAAGCACGGGTGTGACCAGTCTTGACGCGGGCGTACCAGTTGATGAATCCGCCGCCGAGCGGCATCAGGAGGGCAAGTGCCCATGTTGCGGCTGACCAGTTAGCCGGGTCTTTATCAGGCATCACAGGCCCCCATAAGTGATTTCGCGGTTCTTGTGCTTGTAGCGTTCCCACTCTGCCCGCGCCATGGCGCAATAGGACTCGAAGAGGGTCTTGTATTCCTCGGCGCGACCCCGGTCGAATGTCTCGGCATCGGCCTTGCGGTAAGCGAGGCTCTGCATCCACAGACAGAGGTGCATGTGGTGTTCTTCGCCGACCTCGTCGAAAGCGAAGTCCATGTCCGGGTCGTTCAGGTCGATCGTGTCCGCCGGTAGGCGGTAGACGAAGAGCTGGGCGGTGTCGTCCGCAAGGGGCACTTGCACCCACTTGGCGACGTTGCGCTGGGCGCCGATAATCATGTAGCGCACCGGACCGGGTGTGCTGTCGAGGTACAGCGGGCGCATGCGGCCGTAGTCGTTGTCCCGCTGGAACGTCATGTTGGTCTGGTTGATGACTTCGATCCTGCCCTCGTCGGACAATCGATATGCCTCCATGACGCGCAAGATGCGCGCGTCCATCGGAGACGTGGCCTCTCCCGCGGAAATGGCAACGCGGGAGAGGTCAGAGGTGAAATCGGCAATGCCGCCCGTGAGCCGTACGAACATGCGATACGCGTCGTTCATATAGCGAACGACGTCCGTGTCCGACCACAGATACGGTTTTGCCGTATCCACCATGTCGGAGCGGAACTGGTCGTAAAGCTCTTGGGCAGTCATTTAGGAGTTCTGCTCTTCGCGGTAGACAGTCCAGAGTTCTTCAACTTCCTTCTTGTCCACTTCGAAATCTTCGATGACCTTCTTCAGGGCGGTGACGGACGGGGCGCCTTGGCCGGTGAAGTCACCGCGATGGTTGCGTTCCTGCAGGAACTTGAACGCCTTGATCAAGGCCTCGCGGCGCTCGTCGGGGGTCAGTTCCGGTTTTTTCTGTACCTCTTCGCCGAGGACATCGACTGCTTCGTCCATCGAGACTGCGCCGATCATCGTGACTTCCTTGCGGCAGACGGGCGGCACGTAGACCGGCTCGTTCTTGACGAAGTTGATGATGTGGCCGCTGGTCGAGCGGTGCGTGTAGTTCCGGTTCAGAACAAATTCAGACATTTGGTATTTCTCCAGAGGTTGAAGGACGGGGCCGAAGCCCCGTCAGGTCACTGCTTAAACAGCGCAGACTTCGTCTTGGCGACCGTCGATGGTGTATTGCACGCGGAGGCGTGCCTTACCGGCGGTAGCCGTGGCTGTCAGGCCGGCAGTCGTGATGCGGACGTTCTGGCCGCCGTTGGAGACCAACGGCTTGGTCAGGAGCAGCGCAGTACGCGAACCGGCAGCAGCAGCGTCCAGATCGGTCGAAGCCAGCAGGGCCGCGGCGTCGCCGGCAACGCCGACGGTGATCGTTGCGCCGGCGCCGATACCGACAAACGCGGTCTCGACGATCAGCTCGCCGCCGACGACCACTGCGCCCAAAGGCATCGGAATCGCATCGAAGACCACGCCGGTACCGGCGGTCAGGCCGGGTTCGTTGGGATCAGTCGAGTTGGCGACGGTAGCGCCCATGGTCTTCTTGACGCCATCCACCGAGTCGACGACCCACTGGTTGAACGACCAGACGAATTCGGCGACGGAAGGCTTCTGCGCGCCACGAGTTGCTTTGAGTTGGGACATGATCAGCCCTCCTTATTGAGCGACGTAGATGGAGACCACACCGAAGTCT